CGAGCTCGAGCCCCGCGCCCGCCCTTGCGCTTCATCAGACACGCCAGTGTGATGCACTAGCAGCACGGAGCAATGGAACTCAGCCATGAGCGCCGCGCATGAATCCAGCATGGCCTTGGCGTCTTGGGCGCTGTTTTCGTCGCCGGCCAGAAACCGATGGAGGGTGTCGACGACAATCAGCGCCGGACGAGTCGACAGTGCCGCAATGGAGTCTTTGGCCTTCGCCAACCCGGCTTGCGTGTCGAGGTCGCAGCCCGACGACGACAGCATCATGGTCCCTCGGGGGATCACCACGTTGGCGGTTTGCCATGCCGCGAGACGCCCACGGAGCCCGTGGTGCCCCTCGCCAGCCAGGTACACCACGGCGCCCGGTTTCACTTTGGCGCCTTGCCAGTCCGCCACGCCAGCAGCCATGCGGCAGCACCAGTCCAAGACAACGAAGGTCTTGCCCGATCCCGACGGGCCATGCACCATCATCAAGGCCTCACCTTGAGCCCAACCTTTGATCAGCCACGAGATCGGGGCAGGTTGCGCGGCGAAATCGACGGCGTCCACGAGCCATTCGCCAGCCGACGGCGCCAGTAGCGCCGGCAAATCCTTTCCCGCTTGGACGTAGTCGTTGGCGTCGCCAGGGATGGGAGGGATCACATAGCGCACGCCGTGTTTGGCGCACGCTTGTTCAGCCGCACGGAGCCCGACGTGCCCCTTGTCGTTGTCGGCGACGATGGTTACGCGTGCGCCGTAGAGCCCCACGAGCGTGCCCGCGACGTCGACAAGGTTGCTTGCGCTGTAGGCGATGACACAGGGTCGGCCCGTCACCTCATGGATCGTCGCCGCCGTGGCGAAGCCTTCCGCGAGATAGATCACGCCGTCACTCAAGGCGCCGATCCTCCAAAACTTGCCCTTGACCTCGCCGCCAGGGTGGTAGCGTTTGCCGCCGTCGCCGTCGATGTACTGCAGCGACGAGATACCGCCGTCGACGTCGTAGAGCGGGACCACGAGCTTGCCGTCAGACGTCACCTTGGAGCCGTGCGCGGTGACGCCCTTGCGTAGCAGGTAGGGGTGATCTGAAGTCGCCAGTGGGAGATCGGCCCAGATCTCTTCCACAACTTCGGCGATCACCTCATGCTGTTTGGCAACCTCGGCGTCACGGACGGCGCGCATTTCTGCCATGCGTTTGGCATGCGCCACTTCTTCCGCCGGCGTCCACGAGGGGCCACCCTCAGACCGCCACGACACGTCGATCTGACGACGCCAGCAACCGAAATGCCCAGCGGGTCGACCGTCGGAGAATGCGACATACCATCCGTTCTTGTCGTGCCCCTTGCCAGCCGTCGACTTGAACCGATGGATCTTGCCGTCGAGGACTACCGTCGACGGCGGCGTGATCCCTTCGTATGCAATGGCGTCGATCAGTTGCTGTTCCGGCGTCCTGTCGTCGACGGCGGATGCCAAGAACGGGCGATCAAATTTGACCATTGGTGGTCCCCTGAAGGTAGAGGCAGATCACGGTGATGGTCGACGGATTCGGCGTCGTAACGCCATTCATCAGCCGGTAGAGGGTGTCGTTGCTTAGGCCGGTCGCCTTAGCCACGGCCGCAAGGTTGTGATCCCGCAGTCTCATGCGGATTTCTTCGAGAGTTGGTTTTTTCTTGTCGCTCATGCTTGACATGTGACGCATGTGCGGCTAGAAGTAAAGCACACGGCGCAACCGGAATCTTCCGACCGCGTCACAAAGGAGGCCAACCATGGCCATTTCAGTTAAACGCACGGGCCAGCTTGGCGCGTCGTCAGTCAAGATTCTCGGTTACGGGCCAGCCGGCCACGGCAAAACCCGTGCGATCAGCACGTTGCCGACCCCGATCACGTTGTCAGCAGAGGGGGGCTTGCTGTCGATCAAGGAGTTCGACTTGCCCTACGTCGAGATCTCCACCTTGGAAGACCTTTATGACGCCTACCGGTGGGTGTCGTCGTCGGATGAGGCGAAGGCGTTTGAAAGTGTCGCCCTCGATTCCATCTCGGAGATTGCCGAAGTTCTCTTGTCGGCGGAGAAGAAAGTTCAAGTCGGCGGCAAGCCCCGCGATCCTCGCCAGGCTTATGGCGCCATGCAGGACCGGATGGGTGATCTCATCCGTGCCTTCCGCGACTTGCCAGGGAAGCACGTTTATTTCTCTGCCAAGCTGGAGAAAAGCGCCGACGAGCTCGGCAGCGTTGCCTACGCTCCGTCGATGCCGGGGCAGAAGTTCGCACAGCAGCTGCCCTACTTCTTCGATGAGGTCTTTGCATTCCGCAAGGAGGCCGGACACTTCGCGCTAATGACGTCGACGGATGGCCTGTGGTCGGCGAAAGACCGCAGCGGCAAGCTCGACCAATGGGAAGCGCCCGACCTTGGAGCCGTCATCCGCAAGATTGCGGGGCAGGCATGAGCCTAGATGACCTCATCAACCAATGGCGCGACGCCAAAGAGGCAGAGCGCACCGCGCAAGAAAAGCGCCGTGTTGTCGAGGACACGATAGCGGTCATCCTCGGAATCCCTGAAGACCTTGACGGCACGTTGACGATCAGCGGCGTCTTGAAAATCACGGGCCGAATCGACCGCAAGGTTGACGCCGACAAGTTGCAGGAGTTGGCGAGAGAAGCAGGCCTGACAGACCACCTGTCCGGCCTGTTTCGGTGGAAACCGGAAATCAACCGCAAGGCCTGGGACGCGGCAGCAGAATCGATCACTCGCCCGCTTTTGGGCGCAATCACCAGCAAGCCGGGACGTCCCTCGTTTGCACTCACCGACAAGAAAGAAGGCTAATCATGGCAAGTCTCGGAAAAAGCTACATCGAATCAGAGATCCCCAAAGGCAACGGCGGTGGAGATTTCACACCCATTCCCGATGGATGGTACGACGTCACGATCACGGAATCGGTCGTGAAAGCGACGAAGGCAGGGACCGGCGACTATCTCTCCTACCGTTGCGATGTGATCGGCCCAACGCATCAGGGCCGGGTTGTCTTCGGGATGATCACGTTGCGAAATCCGAACACGAAAGCGGAGGACATCGGCAACCAACAGATGGCTGAACTTTGCCGCGCCATCGGCGCAGCACGTCTCGACGACAGCGATCAGATCATCGGCAAGCGGATGGCGATCAAAGTCGTCACCGAATCCAGCGAGCAGTACGGCGACAAGAACAAAATCAAGTCGATGAAATCGAGCGGCGGCGCTCAGGCTCCGTCGACGTCGACGACGGCTCCTGCCCCTGCAAGCAAGCCGCCTTGGGTGAAGTGAAGTCCTGACAACGTAACAGGGGCGCCCTCGGCCCCTTTCTTTTTGGAGTTCCCTTGTCACCGATCCCACAGCCACGCATCACGATTCAATCTCTGATTGACGCCCACCACGAGCGGGGCCAGGAACCGCCGCGCCCGCACATGGGAGCGTCTGAACTGGGCCACAGTTGCGACCGTTGGCTATGGCTGAAGTTCCGGTGGGCCGTCGTCGAGAAGACGCCAGGGCGCGTCCTGCGCGTTTTCAGACGTGGTCACATGGAAGAGGCCACGATCCTGAAAGACCTCCGTGCCATTGGCTTGGAGATTCGAAAGACGACTGGCAGCCAGGCCCGCGTTGATTTTGGCTCGCATGTGTCTGGCAGTGTCGACGCCATCGTTGACAGCGGAGTGCCAGAGGCACCAAAGAAACCACACGTTGCAGAGTTCAAAACTCATTCAAAGAAGAGTTTTGACGACGTCGAAAAAAACGGCGTGGAGAAAGCGAAGCGCACGCATTGGATCCAGATGCAGACATACATGCACGGCCTCGGCATCGACCGCGCCCTGTATGTCGCTGTCTGCAAAGACGACGATAGGATCTACACGGAGCGTGTGCGCTACGACCGTGAGGTGGCAGAGCGAGCAATCGCCAGAGGCCAGCGTCTAGCATTGGCCGACGAGATGCCCCCGCCGTTGTCGACCGATCCCACATGGTACGAATGCAAATGGTGCCCAGCCCACAAGGTTTGCCACGAGGGTTTAGGCGTCACGGCGCCGCAGTCTTGCCGGTCATGCGCGCACTCGACGGCGATGCCTGACAGCACATGGCGATGTGAGAAGCACAATGCCGACGGAATCCCGCTCGGGTTCCAGCGCACCGGGTGTGCTGACTACGAGCTTCATGATCACCTGCTCCCCTTCTGAGGTCACATGCTCCGACCCTACCAACAACGCGCTATTGAAATGGTCCTGGCATGGCTTGAGGCCAACCAGGGCAACCCCTGTCTCGTCATGCCAACAGGGTCCGGCAAGTCTCACGTCGTCGCGGCGCTGTGCAAGCATTTGATCCAGACGTGGCCAGAGACACGCGTGCTCATGCTGACTCACGTCAAAGAACTGATTGAGCAGAACGTCGAGAAAATGCGCCAGCACTGGCCAGCGGCGCCGCTCGGGATCTATTCGGCAGGCATCGGCAAGAAACAGCTTGGCGAGCCGATCACGTTTGCCGGGATTCAGTCGATCCAGAAACGCGCCGACGACGTGGGCCACGTCGACATCGTCCTTATCGACGAGTGCGACCTTGTCAGCCACAAGGACGAGGGAGGCTACCGGACCTTCCTTGCGGCGTTGCTTGCAATCAATCCACAGATGCGCGTGATCGGATTGACGGCGACGCCCTACCGCATGGGCCACGGATTGATCACGGAAGAGCCCGCGCTGTTCCATGCGCTGATCGAGCCCGTCTCGATTGAGGAGTTGCTGCATCATGGGCACCTGTCGCCATTGAAAAGCAAGGCGACGAAATCAAAGTACGACACGAGCGGCGTTCACAAGCGTGGCGGCGACTTTATCGAATCCGAGTTGCAGAAAGCCGTTGATACCGACGAGCAGAACCAAAAAGTCGTTGTCGAAATCTTGGAGCACGCTGGAGACCGCAAGTCGTGGTTAGTGTTTTGCACTGGCGTCGATCACTCTCTCCACGTCGCCGATGCGTTGCGGCAACGCGGTGTGAGTTGCGAGACCGTGACAGGCGAGACGCCAAAGAACGAACGAGCCCGAATCTTGTCGGCATTCAAAGCAGGCACTCTGACAGCCGTCACCAACGCCAACGTTCTGACAACCGGATTCGATCACCCGGCAACGGACCTGATCGCCATGCTTCGCCCGACGAAATCGACGCGCCTTTTTATGCAGATGGCCGGACGCGGTATGAGGACCGCCGCCAACAAGACCGATTGTCTTGTGCTCGACTTCGCCGGCGTCGTCGAGACCCTCGGACCCGTCACCGATCCGCAAGTGCCAGGCAAGGCTGGCGACGGCGTTGCGCCAATGAAGCCGTGCAAGGCATGCGACGAACTCGTCCACATCAGTGCCAAGGTGTGCCCCGCCTGTGGCGAGGTGTTCCCTGAATCGAAGAAGGACCCGACGACGGAGCCCATCGTGTTGGTGGATACCGACATCATGGGCCTGGATCGCGATGACCTCAGAGACCTAGAGGTTGGCTCATGGCGTTGGCGCCTCGCCAAGTCTGCGAAGACAGGCAAAGAGCAAATCGTCCTGACGTACTATGGCAAGGCACTGTCAGACCGATCAGTTTCCGAATACCTTTGCGTGCTCCACGATGGCTACGCAGGGCAGAAAGCATGGCAGACCGTGGCAACTATCGCCCAACGGTGTGGACCGCTACCAGCGGGGCTCCTAGCGAGTGAGGACGTGCATGCGTTGGTTGCCGCAATGAATGAGGCAACGCCGCCGTCATGGATTCAGCACGCACGAGAAGGCAACTTTGACAGGATCACACGACGACACTGGGAGAAGACATGAAAGAAGACAGCGAACACGTCATCCAATGCCAAGCTATCCAATGGATCAGGCAGCATACGCCATATGTTTGCTACGCGATCCCCAACGGCGGCAGCCGTGGGCGTCGCCAGGGCGCAGCGTTGAAGGCAGAGGGTGTCTTGGCAGGGATTCCAGACATTCACATACCGGCGCTGTCGCTGTTCATTGAAATGAAGACCTCGATAGGCAAGGTGTCGCCGATCCAAAAGGCGATGCATGAGCGCCTTCGGCATGACTGCCAGATCGTCGAGGTGTGTCGGAGTGTCGACGACGTGATCCGCGTCGTCACGCACCACATGGAATGGCGATGCGGCGAGAAACCAACACGACAGCCAATCAAGAAGGTGAAACCATGACCAAACCAACCGGCTATTGGTGCCCCATGTGTGGCGACCTTCCGACGACACACAACCCGTTCCCCTGGATGCCCGGTCAGGCATGGCATCACGGCGCCTGTGATTTCCGAGCCATCCCTGTCTGTACGCCACTGGCCGTGCCAGAGCCGACGACGTGGGGTGAGAGTGGAGGCGATGAGGCGATCACGTTGCACCTCAATAGTGCAACGCCGTGGTGGATGGTTGGAGAAAACTTCCGCGCCTCCGTCGACAACTACCGCGACATGTATTGGATAGCCGAGCACGGCAAGAGCATCGTCGTCCAAGGCAACATCGTCGACGCCATGAATTGGCTTGAACGGAGCAAGAAATGATCAGTTTCAAAAGCCCCCAACCCTCGCCGTCAGGCGTAGTCCTCTCACTCGCCCGTGCGCTGGGCATCGTGTCTAGCGTTGATGACGTTGTCATCGTGCCGCTTAGTCAGTGGCATGCAATGCAGGAACGCCATGAGGCAGACCAAGCGGCGTTGCGATCATCGCTCGGAAGAATCGTCGAGGTGCAAGCGCAATGTGACCGACTGATTGGCGAGCTTGCGACGGCACGGGTGCAGCCATGATCCGTCTAGGCTCATGGCAGGACGTGCTGGCCGACGTCGAGTGCGACGCGCTGATCTGCGATCCGCCGTACTCGTCGCGGACACATGAGGGGCACGACGATGCAGCCGAATCCACAAAGGCACTGACGGGACAGCAGACCCGCGAGAATCTGAACTACGATTCATGGTCTCCCTACGACGTCGCCGAATTCGTCTCGTCATGGACTGGCCGGGTCTGGGGGTGGTGGGCTTGCATGACGTCGCACGATCTCATCCCAGCATATGAGGCTGCCTACACTCGTGCGGGTCTGTATGCGTTCTCGCCAGTGCCAATCATCCAGAAACGCCCCAGGCTCGTCGGAGACGGTCCGTCGTCGTGGGCTGTCTATCTGATGGTGGCACGCCCACGAACGCGCCATATGGCAACGTGGGGCTGTCTACCGGGTGCCTACCTGTCGAGCACCGTCAAGGGCAGCGGAATTGCAGGCACAAAGCCAGCCGACCTCATGCGCGCAATCGTCCGAGATTACAGCGAACCCGGTGACCTCGTCTGCGATCCGTTCGTCGGCTCTGGCACCACGGCGATCGCTGCCCTGTCTGAGGGACGCCGGTTCATCGGGTCCGAGATGGACGCCAAACACCACGCGATCGCAACGGCGCGCTTGGCCAGAGGCTACACGCCTGATCTGTTCTAGAGATCACTCCAGAGCAGATCGACCGCATCCCAAAGCCCCAGAAAATAAATCTCGACACAGTGCTTGACACTTTCTTAGGTGTCACGCATAGTGGGCTCACGGCGCCAATCACGGAGCCGCAACGGGAGAGACCACATGAGCAACTACATCGTCAAGACCGCCGCCGCCGCCATGCCCAACTCTTGCTGGGGCGTTTACCGCCGTGTGGCGGTCCTCGAGGTGCAGGACGGCGTGACCGACGTCGCCATGATCTCGAGCCGCGCCCGTGGCGTGATCAACGTCGTCGCGACGTGGGAAAAGCGCAACGTCGGCCAGACCAGCCGTTGCGCCTACCGCATTGCGCTTGCGGAAGCGCAGCAGATGGCTGCCGATCTCAACAGCGCCGGCAACGCCAGCGACGCCGTTACCCACGCCTGAATCACACACACGGGAGAGACACACATGATCACCGAATGCCGATGCCCGCAATGCGAGGCCGAATACGAGCGGGACGAATACGAAGACGCCCCCGAGATCGAGTGGGACACGCCAATCAGCGACGACGAGCTTGCAGAGCGCCTTGCTTGGTTCTGGATGCCGAAAGAGGGTGAGTGATGATGTGCCGAACCTTCCAACGCGCCATCGTGCGCCAAGCCAAACGCGAAGGGCTCCCAGTGTGGGCGTGGCTCATCATCAATGGGGTGCAACATGAATCTGCCTGACCCTGCCGACGACCGCGACGAGCCAACCGACGATGAGATAGCGGAGCACATCGCTACTCACACGGATTGCGAGGCAGAGATCGCCGACATGATGTGGCTCACATCCGACCGCGAGATCCTGCAATGGGCGCACAATCTCCGCCAGTCGATCTACGACGCAATCACTGAGAACCGCAACAAAGAAGAGTGACCGCAACGCCCCGCAAGCCGGGGCTTTCGGCGTAGGAGAGACAAAAAAATGAAACTCGCAGACCTGAATCCATGCAAAGACGGACTCGCATCAGCCCGTGAATCTCGCACCCTCCGTGACGCATGGGACGTTGCCAGCCGATTTGATTTGATGTGGCTGATCGGCAAGGCGCACACGGCAGGCACGCTGCCGCGACGTGCGCTGGTGCTGGTGGCGGCCCGGGGTGTCGAGTGTGTAGCGCACCTGATCGACGACGACAGCCTGCCCCATCTGGCAACAGTGTCGTCGTGGGCAAATGGCGCCGACGACGTCACGGCAGAGGACATAGTAGAGGCACGCACCGCTCTCTACGCCGCCGCGATCACCGACGCCGCCTACGCCGCTGCCGCCGCCGCCGCCGCCGCCTATGCCGCCTACGTCGCAGGCGACGCCGAAGCCCGCGTCGCCGCCGACGCCGCCTACGCCAACGCTGCCTACGCCGACGCGGCCTACGCCGCCTACGCCGCCGCCTCCGCCTACGCCGCCGAC